TAAATAATATATAGTTTATTATTTAATATATATTAAATAATGTTTATTATTTATTGTTTAATGTTTATTAAGTTATAGTTATATAAAATTAATAATTTTAATTAATTATAGAAAATGGATATATATTCTTTATTATTTGGGAATTCAAGAAATTTAAGATTAAAATCAGAAACAATAGATGACTACAATAATAATTTTAAATTACCTATAGAATATTTAGATGATAAAAATTTATTAAATGATTGTATAATAAATGATTTAGAATTAAAAGAATATAAATCGCAAAATAATGCAACTACAAACACAGACATAGATGATAATTACGATGATATTAGTAATAATAATAATAAAGAAAATTTATATTATTGTTTATTAAATCCCCATAATATATTTGAAAAAAATATAGTAAATAAATGGTCAAAATATTATACAAGCAATAAAGATTTTTTACTGGAATCGCAGAATTTATTAAAACATTATAAACCAAATATAGATTTTGTAAATATAGATGCAAAAGATATTAGCAATAGTTCGGAAGATATTAGTTTAGAAGAAAGTATTTTAAATAATTGTGAAAATATTATATACGATAATGGTTTCATTGAAAAATATCAATATTTTGAATTACCATTTTTTTCAAATTATAATAATAATTCAAGTGTTTTAACTGGTCTATCTGTATATAATTTAGCAGCACCAGCATTTAGTCTAATTTTACCAATAATAAGTATGATTATACCTTTTTTTATAATAAAATTACAGGGTTATGATGTAACATTAGAAAGTTATATAAGTCATTTAAAGATTGTTTTACAGAATCATGTTATTGGACAATTATTTACAAATTTCTCCGAAGCTTCTTTTTCTACAAAAATATATTTAATATTAAGTGTATTTTTTTATGGATTTCAAATATATCAAAATGTGTTTAGTTGTATAAAATATTTCAAAAATATAAAATTAATACATACTACTTTATTTGAAGTAAGGAAATATTTGAAAAATAGTATAAAACGATTTTCTAATTTATTAAAATATACTAATGATTTTAAAAGTTATACTAATTTCAATGAATCAGTTAATAAAAACAATATTATTTTGACAGACTATTATAATCAATTAGAAAAAATTAACGATTACAACTTTAATACAAAAAAGGTAATGGAACTTGGTAATTTATTAAAATCATTTTATCAATTAAACAATGACGATGATTTAATAAATTCATTATATTTCTCATTTAATTGTAATGGTTATATTGATAATATAGTTAAAATACAAAAATTAGTAAAAAATAATAAAATCAATTATTGTAATTTTGCATCTAATAATGAAAATACAGTTTTTAAAAATAGTTATTATGGACATTTAATTAATAATGAAAAAATTGTAAAAAATTCTTATGATTTATCAAAAAATATGATTTTAACCGGACCAAATGCAGCAGGAAAGACTACATTATTGAAATCTTCTATTTTTAATATTATTTTATGTCAGCAATTTGGGTGTGGATTTTTTGAAGAAGCAACTATAAATTTGTATGATTATATACATTGTTATATAAATATACCAGATACATCTAATCGTGACAGTTTATTTCAGGCTGAAGCACGTCAATGTAAAAAAATATTAGAATTAATAGAAGATAATTCAGATAAAAGACATTTTTGTGTATTTGATGAATTATATAGTGGTACAAATCCGGATGAAGCAGTAAGTAGTGCATTTAATTATTTAAAACATTTAGATATATTTAATAATTTAGATTATATATTAACAACACACTATAATAAACTTTGTAAAAAATTAGAAAAATCAAAAAGTAATGTAACAAACTATTGTATGACTATTAAACAAAATGATTCAAAAAGTGATTTTGAATATACTTATAAACTAAAAAAAGGAATAAGTAAAGTTAAAGGTGGTATAAAAGTATTAAAAGATTTGAATTATCCAAAAGAAATAATAAATGATTTTTAAAATAATGGATTATTAAATATATAATTTTCGTAAAACATAATTTAAAATAATATTAATAAAAAATAATAATATGAATATGTTGATTAATTTTATTGATACTGGATTTATAATAACTTTAGGCATTTTAATTTTAGTAACCGGCGCCGTAATGTTATATTGTTATAGAAGATTAAATTTGTTAGAAAATAGTGTAATAGAACATGGTAAAATTTTACAAAATTTTATAATGAATTATAATAATCAAATAAATAATCAAATGAATAATCAAATGGATAATATAGGAATACCAAAATTTTCTTTAACACAAGAAAATAATGACGACAATCAAGAAAATCAAGAAAATCAAGAAAATCAAGAAAATCAAGACAATGAAAATATTAAAAATATTGATATAAATGAACCAATTAACATATATAATGAAGAATTAAATAGTGCAAAAATTGCTGTTTCTGACGATGACGATGACGATGACGACAACGACGATGACGATGACGAGGACGAGGACGATGACGATGACGATGACGATGACGAGGACGACGATAGTAATGATAGTGATGATAGTGATGACGACGATAATAAGGATGATGATGATAATACAATTAAAAAACTTGATATAATTTCATTTGAAATTGAAGATAATAGTTTGCAAATAGAATCGATAGATACTAAAACTAATACCCTGGAAGATGATTTTTTGAACAATGTTCCTATTAATCTTGAAAATTTAAATATTGCAAGTATTTCAATGGAATCAAAGTTAATTAATTTAGGAAATGACGAAGAAAGAACTGATATAGATAATGATGAAAACAATGATAATGAATCTGTTTCAATAGTTGGGGAATTAAAAAAGGGTTTCAGTAAAATGAAAGTAGATGATTTACGAACGTTGGTTGTTACAAAAAATTTAACAGATAATGATAACTCACAAAAAATGAAAAAAAATGATTTAATAAAAATGTTGCAATCAAATTAAAAAATTTATTTATAAATATTTTATAAATATTTTATATTATAAAATATATAATATAAAATGAGTTGGGGAACTTGTGATAGTGGTTCAAATAATATTCATTTTAATTTTCCAGCATTCATGGATGATGGTAGAAATTTTTCAAATTATGAAGCAGGAGCAACATTAGACAATATTATAAAAAAAAAAGAAAATATTACAAATAATAGTGATTATCGCCGTTACTTACAAAAAAATGCAGATTCCATTATAAAAAATAACCAATTAAATGCTTGCGATCAATGTGGAACTTGTCCATATATAAATAATGACACCAATATGCAACAATTAAATGGGAGTCCATATATTTTTAATTCTATTTTATCAAATGACCAACCATATGGTTATGAAAACAGTGATTTGAAGAATTTATATTTATCAAAACAACAATTAGATGCGAAACTACATGCACCTCGCTTTAAAGTTACACAACCATTAAATTTGGAAGAAAATAGAAAATAGAAAATAGAAAATAGAAAATAGAAAATAGAAAATAGAAAATAGAAAATAGAAAATAGAAAATAGAAAATAATTAAAATATTTTATTATATATAATATGAATGTGTTTGATAGCATTATGTCTCCTTTAGGGAGAGAACATTGTATGATTTTTTATTATATTGGTTTATTTATATTTTTTGGTTCTTTAATTGGTATTTTAATTGGAATAATTTATTTATTTGATAAAAAATCAAGACAAGTAGGATTATTTTCTATAATACAAGGAATTTTAGGATTATTTTCATATTATTTATATAGAATAATTTATTCTATGTGTGTTAAAAGTATGTAATTAATATTTAAATAAATTTATTTTTAAATATTAATGAAAGTTCTTAGTATTGATGTTGGAATAAAAAATTTAGCTTATATTTTAATTGAACACAATGAAAATGACAGCAATTATAATATAATAGATTGGAATGTTTTAAATTTATGTAATTTTGTTCCAAATTGTTGTAATGAAAAATGCAAGTTTAAAGCTAAATTTGGTAAAGAAGATAAATTTTTTTGTAAAAAACATACAAAAAATGAAGCTTATAATATTCCAACTATCAATACTAAAACTTTAACAAAAAAAAATATAAAAGAATTAATCCAAATTTGTGAAGAGCATAATATAATATTAGAAAATAATAGCAAAAAAAGTGAAATAATTAAAGCTATTGAAGATTATATTTCCAATACTTGTTTTGATTTAGTAGAAGAACCGAATGCAAATAATGTAAATTTAATAGATTTAGGAATAAATTTGAAGATTGAATGTAATGAACTTTTAAAAAAATTTGACATATTAAATGTAGACCAGATAATATTAGAAAATCAAATAAGCCCTTTGGCAAATAGAATGAAAACATTACAAGGAATGATAACACAGTTTTTTATTGATAAAGGAAATTACAATATAAAATATATATCAGCAATAAATAAACTAAAGCTGTTTATAAAAAATAAAAATACGAAAGAAAAAACGAGTTATTCAGAGCGTAAAAAAATATCTATAACTTATAGTAAAGAATTATTAGAGAAAAATAATAAAACAACAGAATTAGATTTTTTTTCAAAACATTCAAAAAAGGATGATTTGGCGGATTGTTTTTTACAATCTATATATTATTTGAATGCTTTTAATAAATTAATATTATAATAAGTTTTAAAAATTTATAATTAACATTTGCGGACTACTTAAAAATATAATTTGTATTTAATTTAATAATATGGACGTCATTGAAATAGATCCTACTATAGTAGAAATTGGAGATATTAATGTTCCAGAACTCAAATTATCATTTAATGATTCTGAAAATGAAGCAGATATTGAAGATTTATTTCCATCAAAACCTTCTGTAAATTTTGGTTCCGGTATAGAATTGCTTATGAACGATAAATCACGAGATACTAAAAAAAGTTCATCAAATATTGAAATTGAAGATATTACAAAACTAGAAGATGAATTAAATAATTTAAGTAATGATTCTATAAATATTGATACAAATATTAATAGTAATGGTAATACAAGAGAAGTTAAACAAAATGAATCTTCGTCTTCAAAAAAAACAATTTTTAGTGGATTATTTGGTTCTAAAGAAGATGGTTCAAATATCAAACCCGTAAATGAAACAGATCCAGCAAGAAGACAACCAAATTTAGGAAAATCCACATCAGATATGAATGAAAATAGAACATCGGATGGTTATGGTAAATTCAACAACATTCCATTAAATATGGAAAAAACTCAAGAAAAAAAACAATTAAGCAAAGAAGAAGAATTAAAAGAAAAATTCAAATATTTAAGAAAGCTTGAAGATTTAGAAAAAAAAGGTGTATCGTTAAGTAAGCGTTACAACATGGATTCTAATTTAGATGAAATGATAGGTGAATATGAAACTATTTTAGCAGAAAAAGAACGTTCAAATAGTGTTAAATTTCAAGGGAAAATGATGATGGCTTGTATTACCGGTTTAGAATTTTTAAATAATAAATTTGATCCATTTGATATTAAATTAGATGGATGGGGCGAACAAATTAATGAAAATATTGATGAATATGATGATATTTTTGCAGAATTACACGAAAAATATAAATCAAAAGCAAAAATGTCGCCAGAATTAAAATTATTATTCCAATTAGGTGGTTCTGCGTTAATGGTCCATATGTCAAATACATTATTTAAATCTTCAATGCCAGGTATGGATGATATTATGCGTCAAAATCCAGAACTTATGAAACAATTTACACAGGCGGCAGTAAGTTCTATGGGACAATCTAATCCTGGCTTTAGTGGATTTATGAATAATGTTTTCCAAGAAAATGGAGGATCAACATCTAGAACATCTGGTTTTGGAGGTGGAGCCAATCCTGGATTTGGAATGCCAAATATGCCCAATCGTGATATGCCACCAAATGTAAATAGTGGTCCACCGCCACCTCCGGTTGAAAGTAAATTACCAGAACGTAGTCAGCGAACACAAAATTTACCAAATAGACCCGATTTAATGAGTGCACGTGGTGTATCCGTTGATAATAATGAAGGAGATTTTTATAAAGAAGAACCACGTATTACACGTCCAGAAATGAGGGGACCATCATCTAGTTCGTTAAAACAAGATTCAATAAATAATTTATTAAGTGGATTAAAAACAAAACAAATAAATGTTGAAGAAAATAGAGAATTAAATCAAGGCAGTACAATTAGCATTGAAGACTTAAGAGAATTAACGGGTGCAAAAATACCAAAATCAAAACGCAAACAAAAGAGTGATAAAAATATAGTGAGTTTAGATATTTAAAAATGTTAAAAATGTTAAAAATTTTATTATTAAATAATTATTAATAATAAAATATAATAAATTAAAAATAATGAGTAATTCAAATTATACTAATCCTATTAAAGAAGATTATAGTAATTTAAAAACATTTGTAATTAATTTAGATGATTATAAAGAAAACTATTTAAAGCAATTGCCTTATTTGGAAAGTATAGGTTTAAAAGTTGAGCGATTTAGTGGAATAAATGCTTTAAAAGATGAACATTTAAAACCAGAATATAAACAATATATATCAAATTTTGCTTTTAATTTTACACCAAAATCTGTAATAGGTTGTGCATTAAGTCATATTTTGTGTTGTAAATATATATTTAATAATTATATAAATACAGATAATAATAATAA